GATTTAAGGTAAAGGTGTCGGGTAAAAACACCCTAATCAATAACGAGTCTTTAACGATAGACAACACGACCGAACCCAAGATCTCTGAGATCATGGTATACGATCCTATCGAAAACGTGAATGAGCTGATTTTTAGAACTATCTTACCTTCCTTAGTATTGGAATTCAAGGGAGACCGAGTACAGATAGATAACTACTCAAACCGATCTTCTCAAGTATCGATCAGATCTAACATTGATTTTGAAAACCTATTTAACATTGAGGAGGCGCCTGCTTCTGAAATAATAGACACTGAAGAGGGAGAGGATCTTGAACAGGAGAATACTGAAGAAACACAGGAACCAAGGGTGCCCGAAAAAAATATTGCTCAACCGCAAAATAAATAACTAAAATAATCGATACACAATGGCAGGTTTACCATATTGGACCAATTCAGCCGCGGCTCGATCATACTATGAACCGATCTATAAGAATCAGTTTGAGGTGATCTTGAACCCACCGACAGTAATCTCCGGTAGCAATGTAGCTCTTTTAGTGGAGCACGTGACCGAGATTTCAGGTCTGCCTGAAATCAATTCTAGCGGAACGTTAGTTGAACAGACTTACAAGTTTGCAAAAAGATCCTTTGCTGGAGGAATTCCAGACACCACAACTGCTGACTTGACTATCAAGTTCACAGTCAACTTAAATGAAGAGAATGACGCATACGTTTATAATATCCTTAGAGCATGGAACGATATCGTTTACAATCCTCAAACGGGTAGTCAGGGATTAAAAAGAGACTATGTGGGTTCGATGTCAGTTCACGTGGCTAATAAGACTGGTGAGATCTTTAGAGAGTGGAATTTTCAATCGGTTATTCCAAACGATAAATTAACTGAACTTTCACTAAATTATACTGAAAACGGTATTTATGATGTACAGATGAAATATCGATCAGACTACTGGGTGGAAACCAGAATAGGTCAGATTAACGTATAAAAAATCGAGATAAAAATGGAAATGTTTGATACACACCGTCGAGATATCTTAAATTTCGATAATTATATGGACCTTAAGAAACCTGGATTCGGTGGACCCAGCTCTGCGATTGAATTAAGAGATGCTCGAGGTAATATGAATGATCGTGATCCTAAACTTAAAGGGTTTAGACGAACAGTTGAGAGAGACCCTGCTTTTTCTCATCCAGTATACGATCCTACTTACAAGGCAATGACCGGAGATCTTGTATACAAGCAAGAAAAGAAGAAGCCGTTTACCTATGACGATCGAATCACTGGAATTCCAGTAGTGGAGATCGAACCGGTAGAAGAGGGCAGAGCCTATTCTTCATTTACTAGATTCATTAACGAAGAGGTAGATGATGAGTTAGAAGACGAATTGGATGCTGAATTAGAAGATGAGTTAGAAGGAGAGTATGAAAAAGACTCAAATGATTGGAGCGAAGATGAATATCGTCAAGAGGCAACTGCTTTCAATAATACGGCGTCAGACTTGCGTCAGATCGAGGCAATGCTTAGAAGATTTGAAAATGGAGAAGAGTTTGAAGAAGAGGCGTTTGGTATGAATCCGATGGAGGACGAAGAGAGCCCGTTTGGAGAGGTACCTGACTGGGTAAAAGAGTTAAATCAAAATCCCGAAGATTCCGAAGGATATTGATTACAAACCTCATAGCAATATGAGGTTTTTTGTTTTATATAGTTATTGTTGAGACAATATCAATAGGAAGGTCTAATGGGTCCGGATCGTTTGGCGAGAGGATTATGCTATACTTAAATTCAAATTCTGGATATTCGCTAGTGATAAAATCTATCGTATTTAAGACAGCTGATTTAGAAAGGTTTGAGTTTAAGTAGATTATTCGACCGTATTTTTCGTTTTTTACGCTAATCGCCTTGTCTAATAGTTTCTTGATCTCATAATTTAGCAGGAAAGACTGCACCTTATTTGGAACAATAAATTTTGTACTAAACTTATCTTTGATTAGCTTGCTTACGTTTAGAATATAATCGCTACGATCCTTTCGACTAAATGTCAAGATAAAGCTTTTATAGTCCTTAACAAAAACGATCGATATCTTTCTCTTTTCCATTTATATGTCTAATTTTACCACGTCGATGTTAGCTGCGCGTAATATCGTGATACCGGAAACATCCCTATATGTTTCACGATAAATTACTAGTTTTATGCCAGCTTGAATGATTAGTTTTGAACACTCTTTACATGGAGAATAGGTCACATAGAGAGTGGCACCATCTGTGCTCTGTGTGGATCGAGTCACCTTCATCATTGCATTGGCCTCAGCATGTAGCACATACCAATTGGTGTCTCCATTTGCGTCTTCGCAATCGTTTGGAAAACCCTTTGGGGTGCCGTTAAACCCGTCTGAGATGATTGTACCGTCCTTAACGATTAACGCACCTACCTTCTTACGTTTACAACAAGAAAGATTAGACCATTCAGTTGCCATCTTTAGATAGGTGATGTGATATTTAAGATCCTTATTCGTCATCCTGTTATCTAGATTTATTAAGCATGTCTGGCATGAATAGGTTGGCGATCGCAACTATTGCTACCCATTGATTGTAATTAATTGGTGCACCGAATACTTTTGATAATTCATTCCAATCATATAGGAAATAACAAACAAGAGCAGTTACAAGTAACTTAAATACAGCTAGGATGATAGGCGGTATCGTTTTTTTCATAAATTTATGTTTTTAAGAATCCAGTCATATAACGGATCAGTCAATTCGACAGATTCGTCTTGACTATCGAATAGGGACTTAAGGTTTAGAGTCGGGGTGCCTTTAATATTAATTAAGTCTAAGTCAACTTTAGGAATCTCTACTGACTCAAATTTACGAGTAATCATCTTTTTTGCAATATCAAAATGACGTTCATAGATGTGGGAGGAATTAGAGATGTGAGTATAAGTACCTAATTCCAATTCAGGATAACCTGCATTGTGACGAAGATGATTAAGCATCTGCGATTGTAAGATTGCAAAAAATGCGATATCTGTCGGTAGCCCTAGAATGACGTCATTACTTCGCATGCTTACAGTGAAATTAAGTCGATTATCTCTAATCTGAAAGATGCCATACATTGTGCACACAAAATCCCTATTGCCTGACCTTTGATGAATGGGCAGATTAAAGTGCAGGACAGCCTGTCGTGAATCTTTATCTTGTGTTAATGATTCTAATGCCCAGTGGTATTGGGTAACACCATGCTCATTCTTGTTATTAAAGAGAAGGTAACCGTATGATGAGTTTACTGTATCATCATCGTTTTTAATGGATTCCCAAAACTTTGCAAATTTTGAGATATATTCAACGTCGTTTCTACCCATGAAATACCATAAGAATTCAGCAGCAATGTACTTGAATTGAGAAGACCTAAATTCATTAGTATAGAGACAAGAAAGAGGATTTTCGATAACTAGAGCAACATCACAGATCTCATTGATCTTCATGTCCCGAGGCTGAGTCACATATTCGGGTTCATTGATTAATTCATGCAACAGTTCTTCATAGACTGCTGCAAATGTCTCAGATTGAATTATTACCATAACTTAGTTTTTATTTTTATACAAGTAATGATTAAAAAGTTTCGATATTTTATAACTTTAAGAGGATTTGATGATAGTCATCTCTGAAAAGTGATCCTTTTGAGAGACTTGAACTTTACTGTCAAATAATTCTTCTGGCAGAGCCTCATGTGAGACCACAAAGATGGTCAAGCCATATTTTGTAGAATAATCTTTTAATATTGAGATGGCACGATACACGTTTGTTTTATCTAATGAACTAAAAATCTCATCTAGGAACATCACATTTATGGTACTGTGTTTCATCTTGATTATTTCGATAAAAGCCAATAGCACGATCAAGTTCATCTTTTTTCGCTGGCCGCTAGAGAGACTTTCTGGGGAGATCTGCATGCCTAAGTATGTGATGTGAGGATCAAACTCATTATCGAACTCAAATGAAAACTTAAATTCTAGTTTTTCAGAAATATCAAGTATCCTTGCGTTTAGAGTAGGAATGATTTTATCGATCATGTCTCTTTTTATTCCAGAATCAGAAAGAAGATCGTCTAGACTTAGGTAGATGGATCGAGTCTCATTTAATTTAGAAAGCTGAATCGCTTCTTGCTCTATTTGAGAAGTCAGGCTACTGATTATCGAAGAGACAGAATCTATTTCATCAGAATCATCATTTTGTTGGGCAGACTTAAGTTCTCTTTCAAGAGATTGTAATTCTGCTTTGAGATCAGAATAGTTGGAGTCAATGTCGCTCTGACCAAGTAAGAGTAGAGTAGATTCTTCGTTTAGAGAGTCAGCGACCTTTTTTTGATCTTCTAGGCTTGTTTCTAAACTCTTGATTTTAGACTTAATTTTTTCTTTTATCTCAATTGAAGAATCAGATTTTAGATCATTTAAACAGTGAGGACACCTATTCTTAGCATAGATTAAAAGCTTAGTATTAAGGTCTCGAATATCTGATTTTGTTTTGGCTAATTCCTGTTGTGCAACGGTGCTCTCTTTACTCTTTGCTGAAACCTTTTCTCGATATTCATTTTTAGTAAGTAGAGCAGAATCAACCTCCTTCTTCTTACTCTCAATATCGAGAATAAGTCGATCGGTGATCTCTTCCTTCTTTTTAGCTAATTTTTCCTTTAAAGAAGCTAATTGGGTCGCATACGAGTCTAAGTTAGTTTGACCAGTTTTTAGAGTTGCTGAAATTATATCGATTTCTGATTTATTATCTCGAAGTTGTTCTTTAACTTTGGATCTCATGTCAGATAGTATGTCAATGCCAAATATTCGATCTACTATTTTTCGCTTATCGTCTTTGCTTAGACTGACGAATGATTTAAAATCATCAAACGAAAGACTTATGGTATTACAAAAGACTGTAAAAGGTATTCTAGCTAATTCGTCTTCGATAAACTCATCTACTTTTCTCTTATCGGGCAAGTTAAATTGAGCACCGTTTATCTTGATATCGCTAAAGTTTGGATCTATTCCTCGAGTCAGCTCAATCTGCTCACCAGAATTAGTCACAAACTTTACGTTTGTGTATGCATTACGATTGATCCAATTGGGAATGTCTTTTATTTTTCGAATAGCTGATCGGCCGTATACTGAAACGGTTAGTGCTTCCTTAATGGAAGATTTACCGGCACCGTTTTCTCCCTCAACTAAGATGAGTCCTGGATTATCATCAAACTTAAATGTCTGTATTTTATTGCCGTATGATAAGATGTTGCGATATGAAAATTCAGTCAGTCTCATTAGTCGTATTGTTTGGTATTTCTTAGTGAATCATAAATCTCTTTAAATCTGTCGGTTATCTCCTTGGCTTGAATAAAAGGCAGATTCATGCTCTTTATTCTTTCATCAAGTATCGTAAACACGTTATATTCATAGTTTGAATTGATTTCTATCTCACTACGTTCCTTTAACTGTTCTTTTGAATAGGAGCCGAACTCAAGATGACGATGTCCAAACTTTTTTACCAATTCTGTAAACTGAGAGATTGGAAACTTTTTTGAAAAATCAGACTCAAGTAAGATGTCAACAAAATTATTATGGAATAGTGAGGTTATCTCAGTTGACGTAAGATTCAAGAGATCGGTGACATCAAACTTTACGTACTTTGGTGAAAACGTATTGAGCACGAATTTTTCTTGCACATCGGCTCCACTAACGTCTAACACATAGAATCCTTTGTCATTACCCCTGTCTCCACGATCCATTTGATATGGAGTACCGACATAGAGAACGTTTCCCTTCTCTTGTCGAATATGAATATGTCCAGAGTATATTCTTTTATATGATTGAATGTCCTCTTGTTCCAACCCATGTTCAAGCTTTTGAACCTTATTGAAATTAAATCCCTTGAAATCCGCATGACAAAAAGCATATTTTGCTGAGCCATAAGACTTTACTTGAGACTTAAGTTCATTTAGATTCTCGATCCAAGGAAGCATTAAGAACTTATGGGAATTAATGGTAAGGATCTCAGGTTTTTCATAAACTTGAAAGTTTGGATAGATTTTGCTAAATCCTTCCAAAGAGTGAGTATCAGTTCTGTCCTTATAATATACGTCATGATTACCTAAGATCACAAAAACTCCTCTTTTAAACTTTTTAGTGAGTTCTTCGGCTATTTTTAGAGAAAGCTTATATATTCGAACATTTGTTGATTCTCTGACGTGGTTCCAATCTCCTACTTGTACAAGTATATCAGTCTTAGGATCAAATTCTTCTTCGTTAATCTTATTTAAGAATTCCTTTATTAAAAAGTCAGATTGTATTTCTGACCACTCTACTGAATTGTTTCTTACTCCTAAATGGAGATCTCCTAGGACAAATATTCTCCTAATTCCTTCTAATTTCATCCCTGATTAGCTAGCTGGTCAATATCTATTATTTTAGCAACCCGATTTATCTTTTTTAGAAGAAGATCAGCATCAGCGGATGTTGAAAAGGAGTAGATCGTATTGTTTGAGGCAGAGTCGGTGAACTGTATTTGAGTTGAGCTATTTCTAGTGATCAAATATGTTTGCTCAAGATTAATGTGAGCTGCTCCACTGGAGTGTGAAAATTTAATCCAAACCATTAGTGTATTCTTTTTTTATTCATTTTTCCTTCTAGAAACTTATACTTCTTATTTAATTCAAGGATCAGGATCTCCTGAACATCTGTTTCCAGTGAATCAAAGATCTTTTTATATTCCATCGAAGAAATCGATGAGATCACTTCAAGAATATAAATAGGACTATAAAAAGCTATTCCTTGATTGGCAAGGTCTATGTTTTCATGAACTCGATTAAAAAGTAGGTTAATGTCCTCCTTTGAAAACTTTACTTTAGACACAGACGAATCACTGGTCAAGTTAGTAACGTATTTACTTAATACTTCATCGGTTTTTAAAAAATCAAAGATCATGTCTAATATAAACTTTGAATCTAGTTGTTCCTCATAATCATATAGATCCTTTAGATAGTTATCTGAGTAATCAGCAGAGACCGATATCTTTTTTGAAAACTCATAGTCTTCAGAATCTTTTAATTTATCACCGTTATAGTAACTATTATTGAAGATCTTGTCCTCTCTGACCTGATCTTCGAACTGTTCTTCTATTTCTTCCTGACTCATTCATAATCATTATTTTATATTGAATTGAAGAGAGCGTCATAATCGTCTTCAATTGGAATGCTTGACACGGGTTCAGCTGATGCTTTATTTATCTCAGAATACTCTGATCTCAATTCATCGGCCATTCGGCTTACTTCCTCATCGTCGCTATAGAATTCACTGTTTTGACCGACTTCCTCAGATAACCTAAAATAGTCTTTGTGCATCGTATAGAACTTATAGCTCTCTTCATAGCCGTTATCTCGATTAGCAATCACCTTAATCTTCATTCTACTCTCAAGCGGACTTCGCATAAGCCCAAATAGAGAGTCAACCGTATGAATGAGACCAAATGATTCAGCAACTGAATCCATGCCTAGGTCAAAGTTATCAATATCTTCTCTACGAATTTGAGTTGCACTAACGATACACCATTCATTTCTCATTGCCACTCCTCTAAGTTCCTCAGAGATGGCTTTAATCTTTTCGTATAGACCATTTTGAGAATTGATTGGTTTTAGGAGATTTAAGTAATCTACTACAATCACTTTAAATTTCTTATTCATTTTTTGTTCAAGTCGAACAAAGTAGTTTTCAATGTCAATGGCAGTAGCACCGCCGGTCGGAAATTCCTTTACAATTAATTCGCCGACCGTTTGGCCAGAGTCCTTAAGTTCTTGAATCTTGCTTTGAATCAGTTGAGCAGCTCGCTCATCTGTGATCCTAGAATAATCTTCAGATTTAATATTTAGAATATTTGAGCCGATTCGTTTCATATAGGCGCGGTCAGCTAACTCAACTGTCACTAAACCGGTCGCATTGCCGGTTAAGAATGATCGGGCTGCAATATTTCCAAGAACCATTGACTTACCGACTTTAGGTCGACCTTGAAAAACGACTAGCGCTTTTGAATTCCAGCCACCGCCCTGTACCTTATCTAAGAAAGGAAAGCCAGTCGGGCTGCCCGTCTTAGAGATCTGGATGTGAGATTCAGGATTAAAGAAATTTAGGCCAGTATCCGCACTAGAAAAGTTTAGTGCTAACTTATTACTTATATCGTTTCTAATCTTTTCAGAGATCTTATCGATGTTCCCTGGATCGATTGGAGTAGTCTTTAAATAGGTTAACAAGTCAAAGACTGTTAGGTTTAGGTTTCTTAAGAGAATAAATGATCTAACGTATTTATAGAGATAGTCATAATTGTATTCAGTTAAGCTAACTGCATACAATTCATCAAACTCATCGTCATTTAGACTTATATTGCTAACTTCCAAGTAGCTCTTTAGTTCCTTTCGATTTGGAATCTTTTCGTATTCTTTAAAAAACTTAGCTGCCGCTTTAAATGATTCTTGACGATCGTCTTCATTGAAATAACTGGGCTTCATCATGGTGATCAGCTCCTCTCTTCTTAACGAATCATGATTAGATGGACGCAAGTCATTTATGTCATTTTCGGAACTTAAGATAAAATTCCAAACCATCTTTTCAAGAGAGTCAATGTTTTCTGTAAAATCAATCATTCGTTAAGTAAAAATGGGTTAATCCTTTTTTTGTAAAGTAGATGAAGTCACCTTCAGCCATGAGATATTCGTCACCGATCATACTTTTTAAAGATTTAACTAAAAATGTTTTAAAGGTTTCGTCCTTAATTTTGTCACCAAAAACATATTTTAAGGATTTAGAAGAAAACTTAAGAGTCTTTAGTTCAATTGATTTTTCTTTAGAATTTGCGACTTTTATTATGTACTGTAGGATCTCAAAAAGGAGGGTAAACTCGTCGCTTAGTCCCTCCTCATTATATAGATTCAAATAGTATTTTATTGGAAGATCAGAACGTAGAGTCATCATCGTCATTTAGGTCGTTAAGTTCACTAGTCTCCAATAGATCGATCTCGTCTTGAGTTTCTGGAAATTTAAAGGTCGGTTTAATTATTTTTTCATCAAGTTCCATTAGAACCTCTTGTGTAAATAATCTAGCTGAGAAAAATTCTTTTATTGGTACTAGGTCACCATTATGTCGAATGACGTAATTTTTTCCAAGCTTTTTAGGTAGAAAATAAAATTTTTCGCCTTCTACCTCAAACTCTGAACAGAGAGATTGCTCATCTGCTTTTAATTTAGAAAACTCTTTTTCAGTAAGTTTATTTCCTCGACCGACTCCACAGTTTTCCCAATTTACGAATTGTTCAAGACCAACATATTGATTCATACCTTTATGGAATGAGATGTGGAATTCAATGTCGATTGGTTTAGCTAAACGATTCTTTCTGGTCTTGGATCTTACGATGATTCCAGTAGTAGTCTTTGCCTCGTCTCTTAGCGTACCTTTACTCAACATTAAGATGATTGAGGCAGAAAATTCAGGACCTCCGCCGCCAGACATTCCCTTTGGAGTATATTGATCCATTGAATTATGAGTCACTACTGAGTTATCTAAGACAAAATGATGTACATCTTTTACTTGAATATCATATACTTTACTTGATTCGATTTTCTTAATTGATTTAACTTTTAACTTTTTCATATCTTTTAAATGTTATTTTATTTACAGGTTATTTCAGAACCTTCAATTAAATCCATTGCTTCTACCCAAGATTCTTCATTTTCCCAGTCTTCGCTTACTAAGAATTTATGATTTGGTGTGCATTTAACTATTGTCCCATCTTCAAATTCTATTTCTAGAAGATTAGCATTATCATATGTAAAAATATTTTCAA